GCATCTCTATTTACATAAGTTTTTTGATTACCCAACATATTAAAAAGTCTTAATTTAGCATAATTTATATTATCTTGAATTGGTATTATATGTTTATATAACCCCCAATATTTAATATTAGCTTTAAAATTTGACTCATAAAATTGTATCTCATAAGGTATTCCAACAAATTCATAAGGTGATTTATCTTGAAGTAATATTATAGTATCAACCCAAAAACAATAATAATATATATCTTTTTTCTCTTTCTTACTCCATTTTCTATACCAACTATAAGTAAGTAAAACTCTTTGTCGTAGAGTTTCATCAGTTACTAAATCATCTTCAACTTCACTAGCTAAATAATTAATATTTGTAACACTTTGGATATCTTCCTCTTTAAACCCTAAAGAATATAAATCCTCTTTATCTATCCAAAAACTCCTATGTGTATATCTAGCTGTTGTTGAATAATTTTTAGGGTCTGCAAATGGGTCAAGAAACATCTCTCTACTTGGAACTGCATTTATATTAACATCTTTATGCTCTCTTCCAAATCTATCTGTTTCCCCACTAGCTTTAACAGTTAATTCTGCTATAGCTACCCCCTCAATACTTAACTCATCATCAAAAGACTCAACCTCTTGTTCATAATCACTTATATTATGTAATGCTTTAATTATAGCATTTAAAGTATCTGCACTTGTTCTATCTTGTTGCTGTCTTCCATAAAGTTTAATCTCAATATCTCTATCTTTTTTATTACCTAAAATAGAATTATTATGTTTCGCTATTTGATTTTCATATTGTTCAGGTTGTCCTCTATTTGCCAAAATAGTTTTTATCATTTTGTCAAGTTGGTCGCCATCATAATAATCACGAACTTTTTTGCTAAACTCTTTGGTTTTAGCGAATAGAGTTGAAGACTCACTTAACCAATCTTTTAATTTAATAGTATCTTTAAACATATAAATAAACTTATATTAAGAATTAATATCAGTAGGAGTTGTAAAAGCATCAGATAAACTACCAGTAGTTTTTTTTGCTTTTTTCTTTTTTGTACCATACACATTAGCTACTGCATCATCTAATTCAGCTTGAGCTTGAGCTTGTTTATCTGCTGTGATAGTATCTTTAGCTTTTTCATATTTTAATTTATCTCGTTCTATTTTGTTCTGCTCTTTCCCCACTTTGTAAGAACCATAAGCTCCTGCTAATGAACCTATACCTTGTAACCATAACGAACCACTAGCCATTTTTTATCCTTTTTTTTAAATTATTTGATATTTTGAAGTTAAATTTTTTGCTATTATTTTTTTTTGATTTTGAAGCTTATAAACTTCTGCTTTATAAAGATTTAGATAATGTTTATTTAAATCTCTCTCTTTTGTATTTCTAATTGGTTTCTCATACACATAAGCTTTTGTTAAATACTCTAAACCTTTTTTAAAATTATTAGGTAACTCAATATGACAATTAATATTACTTAACTTTTTTTCATATTTATAAGATAATTTACCAAAATTATCTTTTTGTGGTACTCTATTTAACATTATTTTTTTATCATAATAAGAGTATAGATAGCTATTTGTATCTAAATATAAATTATCTATATCTGTATATCTCCATTTTCTATTATCAATTAATAGAAATATATCTTTTAAAAATACATTATCAATATAATATTCATTTTGTCCTTTTTTTATCTCTATATCTTTAATAGCAATAAAAAAAGGCAAATCAAATTGCATATCTATATAAGCATCTTGAAGTTTTAATAGAAGCGACTCTATTGACCAATGTTTATTATTATTAGTTGATTTATCTTGTATATCATTCTCTAGTTGATTTAAAAAGTCGCTTACTATCATTTTTATACTTCTTTAGATTTTAGAGTTTCTAGCTCTTGCTTTAACTTCTCTATCTCTTTTTTATATTTAATATCCTTATCTAAAGTGATATTTTCCACATCTTCAAATTGCCCAAAACCCCTTTTTACAAAGTTATGAGCTGTTTTTTTATCAACAATTAATATATCACCTTTTTTAATTACAGGCTTAGGTCTAGCTATAGATGTTTCTAACACTTTTGTTGCTTTTCCAATATATCTTACTGCCTTATATGGATTAAAATGTAAAGTTGCCATTATATTAATAATCTTGTCTTGTATCAAATTGTTTAGAATACATTACTGTTACTGTAGCTTTACCATCTGCTGAAGCTGAACCTTTTATAGAAGCTATTAAACTTATAGGTCTTACTGCTGTAAATTGTCTATTATTAAAAGCTACCCCTTTTATACTATCTATAGTTGTAGTTGGTACAAATCTTTGAGTATCATCTTCAATCCCAACTTCAATACTATTATCAGAATTACTAAATGCTTCATCTACTGTTACATTTACATCTAATATTCTAAAACCTGCGATTATTCCCATAAAATCATAATTTTTACCAACATCAGAACCACTAATATCAAATGATACTACACCTTGTTTTCTATTTTCTCTATTTTTTCTACTTACTGTTATATCCATCTATTACCCCTTATCTTATTTACCAGTTGAGCTAACACAAGCAATAACTGCATAATCTTTACCATCAAATATAGAGTCTTTTAAAAGCCCTTTATTTTGGTCTGCTTTATATTTTGTTTTCCCAACACCACAAACTTTATCAACTGAAGCATTTAATCTTCTAACATCATCTTTATCAGAATAATCATAATATTGAATACCCATATCTAATGCCATATATAAAGCACCTACACCTAAAAATAGATTTATCTCTGTTTCTTGCCCACTATCTCCTGCATATATAGATAAATCAGATTTTGTAACATTACTAAAACCTACAAATTCAGATTTTGAAGTTAATATACCACTTTGTCTATCTGTATCTGTTCCAACTTCTAATAATAAAACACCATCCCAAAAACCTAATGCTCCAGTAAAAATAGGATTTGTTTTCCCTCTCTCCCTTGCATCTCTTCTAGCTTCTTCCCAATTAGGGTCGTGTTTAATATTTCTTGCACTATTTGTACCCACAAGTAATACATAAATAGGTAAATCTTGATAAAAACCTGCATTCTCATCTCTATTTGTAGATACAGGCATAATAGGAGGCACTAATCCACCATTACCATCTACCCCTAACTCTGCTCTTCTTTTAAGCTCTTCAACATCAGCTGTAGATAAAACATCAGATGTTGTTATATTAGAACAATCTTGTGTGTCGTGATGTCCACTACATACTATATTTGTACAATCAGCCGATAAACTACTAAATTTAATTTTATCATCTTTTTTTGTAGTCCAATCCTTAAGCTTTCTTTTAGCCCTATTTTTAAAATTATCTGCTTTTCTTTGATTTACAATACTTTCAGTTGAGGGTACAGTATGCTGAAATCTATCTATATGTATAAATTGTCTAATAGTTTTTAACTCTTCACTTGAAGCATCAAGAGTTACATTACCACTAGCTCCAGCTCCTACTAAATCATCTTCTAACTCTATACCAACAATAGAACCTAACTCACAAGTTTTTTTTACCACTTTAATAATTGATGTATCATCATTCATACTTTTTGGTAAAAAAGGCTCTAGCTTACTTTTTGTTGTTACCGACTTTGTTATCTCTTTACTATATGCAATTTTTGTATCTGTATCAGATATAAAATCTTCTGCTGTTAAACCACTAAATGCTCCACTCATATTATTTTCTCCATTTTCTTATCTATTTTTATTATTCTAATTTTATGACAGCCCTAAAGCTTCTTTAAAATCACCCTCTGCTATACTCTCTAAACTTTTTTTAGAGTCTGCTCTTTTTTTTATCTCATCTTGAACATCTTTTAATCTCTCCTTATCATTAAATACTAACAAAGCCCTTTTAACTGCTCTGTAATCCTCATCTATCTCCCATTGACTTCTTTTATTATCATTATCTTCACAACTTTTTAACATATTTTATCCTTTTATATAAGCCCTAAAGCCTCTTTAAATTCTCTCTCTTCATCACTCATAGCATCATTAACATCTTGATTATTAGCACTATCTTTTCTAGTGTTATTTACATCAGGAATATTTGGTGCTTTTTTTGATGATACAGTTTTTCCACCCATTTTTTTATAAGTATTTTCATAAACATCTGCATAAGATTTAGATTTAGAAAATATATCATTTTGTTCACTTTTAGATAATTTATCTTCAAAAAATTTCATAGCTTTATCATAATTAAAATCAGGATATTTTGATACTGTTTGTGATATAGCTTCATCTTTTAATAATTGATTTTCATACTCTTTTTTTTGATTTTGAAGAGTTTCTATCTCACTATCTTTAGAGTTAGATTTTATATATTCATCTTCTTTCTCTCTTAAAAGTTTTATATACTCTTTTTTATTTTCAAACTCTAGCTCTTGCTCTTCATCACTTAAATATTCATCTAAATTATCATAAAAATCATCTAGTTCAACACTATTATTATTTTGAAGCTCTTCTAATTTAATCTCTATTTTTGCGACTTCTTTGTTTATATCTATTTGATTGTTTGTTTCTGTAGTTGAAGTATCTTTGTCTTCTGTAGTTGAAGTATCTTTGTCTTCTGTAGTTGAAGTATCTTTGTCTTCTGTAGTTGAAGTATCTTCATTTTCATTAGAAGATATCCCTAACATATCCTCTAATGAGTCCACTATCTCTTTATTATCTGCCATTTTATACCTTTATTATAAATATTTAAGTATAATACCATATAAAATATCTCTAAGTGTAGTGGATATATTAACAGTTGTTAATTTTATTTAAGATATTTTAAAACTATCTGTACCTGCTTGATTTAAAGGTAAGAATTTAGAATAAGGTGCATCTATTAGAATTGCTTCATCTGTTAAAGTGAAAGGCTCTCCAACACTAAAAGCTGTATTTGGAGGAGTTGTTGCATCAAAATATATATTTCCTGCAAATTGACTCTCATATAATCTACCACCTGCCATTTTATCAAATATTGTATATGTAAAAGGATTTTCTTCTTCAGCGATTATCTTCTTTTTATTAGATACGATAAGATGTTCCATTATTGTAGAAGTATCTATTTTTATATTAAAATCTGAATTTGTATCACTCTGTTCATAAAAATATGTTGAAAAGTCTTCATCTTCAATACCTAAAACACTTACTAAATTTTCCATCTCTTCAAGAAGATTATCATAAGCAGATATTCCAACTAAATAACCACTAAGTTGCACAAGTGTATCACCGTAAGTTTGACCAGCTTGTATAAGATTTACACCTAATTTTAAAGGTTGTATTGTGTTAATAAAAACACTAAATATACTCCCCACAACTTCAACACCTTTAGCTACATTTTCATTAATATCTATATCTACCCATTCAGATATATCAGCATAAGCTTCAGCTAATACTCCATATTCTGAATTATCGTTGTGATAATGTGTATCTGTAGTGTATTCATTTGCTGTTCCCACATTTGTAGTATGGTAAGATGTTTGCATATTTCCATTTATAGATGTATATTCATTTATAGATATACTGCCATCAGGTTCTGTTGTAGTTTGTGTTATTGTAGTTTTTACATTATCAGTGTCGCTATAGTCTGTAACTACTGTTTCAACACTATTATCATCATATACATTAGTAGTTATATCTTCCCCATCTACTGTAGTAGATGATGTACTTGAAACTGTAGGACTAGTTGGACTTGTAATACTATTCCAAGTATCACTAGTCCAACTTGTAATACTATCCCAAGTGCTTTTTTCTGTTTCATCGGTTGTTGTACTAGTAGTAGAACTTGTATCGCTAGAACTTGTGCTACTTGTAGAACTTGTATCGCTAGAACTTGTGCTACTTGTAGAACTTGTATCGCTAGAACTTGTATCGCTAGAACTTGTATCGCTAGAACTTGTTTCACTCATTATTCTGTTGTACTCTCTTCCTCACTATCTGTATATTTTTTTAAATCAGATATATTAGTAGAAATACTACCACTATCACCACCACCCTCTTCTACAAGTGTTTTTGCTATAGAAAAAAAGTTAGTGTGCATAGTGGAATTAGGTATCAACCCTGCATTACCAATTCCCATATTATACCCCTCTAATTTATCCATTGCTTGAATTAAACAATTCTGTTTAACTTGCTTATCTAAATTAGTACCTTGTTTACCTATATAAGTTGTTTGACTACCTTGATACTCTATTTGTTTTTCTATAAGTGAACTTTTATCTTTAGTATAAGATATTTTTCCATTTTTATCAGTTGTTGCCCCTAACTCTCTTTTTCTTTTGGCAATAACTGTATATTTTTGCTCTGTTTTATTTTCTATATCTTTACCTACGGAGTCAGTTTGTTTTTTTGCTAACTCTGTTTGTCTTCTTGTTAGCTCTCTTTGATATTCATATATAGACTTAGTAGTTCCATTTTGAAGTTTTTTACCTATTATATTATTATTACTATCGTAAGCATATAGATAATATACTCCACCATTTTTAATCTTTTCAGCTAACTCTTGTTGGCTTTTTATAGATATATCAGCATCTGCTAAATTATTTCTAATAATTATCTCTTCATCTATCTGTTTTATTTTAGCATTCTCTAACTCTTTTTGGATTTCATATATAGACTTAGTCGTTCCATTTTGAAGCTCTTTTATAATATTTCCATTTTCATCTTTTATATATTTATAATAGATACCACCGTTTTTAATTTTTTCGGCTAACTCTTGTTGCTCTTTTATAAGTTGATTTTGTTTTTCTGTTTTGATTTGCTCATCTACAAGTTCATTTCTTTTTAAAATCTCAATTACATTTACAGATATCCCCATAGCATTTTTATAACCATCACTAGCTATTTGTACAAATACATCATCTTCCATATTTGTTTCATTTTGTAACTTAATAAGAGAATTTGTTAAATCATCATTAAGTGCTTTTATCGTATCTTTTACATCATCTATATTTATCATATTTAATCCTTTTTATATAATCAAACTTTGAGGGCATAATCCCTTTTTAGCTTTTAATTTTTCTATCTCTGTTTTATTTTTATCTATCTCTTTTAATATATTTTTAATATCATTATTATTTAAATCTCTAATTTTTTTTAAAGCAATATTAGTTAATCTTTCATTTCTTTTATTATTCATATTTATTGCACCAAAATTTTTTGAAATATATCGCTATTTGTAAGTTTGTTGTTAATATCATATAAATTATACTTACAACTTACAACTCCATCTTTATCATAATAAATTTGTTGATTATTTATAATCTCACTACCACCACTTTTATCTAAAGTAAATGATAATTGATTTTCCAATTTACTAACTAATACTTTTTTAACAATATAAGTATCTGTAGGCTCTCCATCTCCATCAAATAAATTGTAAGTAGCACTTATATTATTTAAAATATCAAGATAGTTTATTTGATTATCTTTAATAAAAAAGCCCCCCTCATCATTAATAGAGTGGCTTTGATTTTCAATATTACCTAATTTTAGAGATGATATATCCATCTCTATTTTCTCTATCCTTTGAAGTATTGTTAAAGGCATTTTTTTATATATACACCACTACAAATTCAACTAACACATTATCCAAACTACAATCATAAGCAACTCCATTCTCGCCATAAGCATCAGCATCATAACAAATCATTTTAAAACTATTTAGTTCTTTAATTTCAACTCGTGGCTCTACTATAGCTTTACCTTTATTTTGTAAAAATACATTATAATTTAAACCTTTTGGATTATATATATTAACTATCTTGCTACCATCAGAACTATCAACTAAAACATCTCTAGTAAATCCATTTACAAATTCACTTTTATTAATAACATCTTCACTTTTATTTTTTAAAGTTGGCATTAGTTTTAAACTATCATCACCAAAAAGCATCTGCTTATCACCACTAATAGGGTAAATATAGCTATCATTATTATCTTTTGCTTTTTGTTTTTCTATTGTTTCCATATCTCTAAAATAGGTAATATCGGCATAATGTGCATATATCTTATTATGTAAATAATCAAAATTTGAAGATAGATTATCTCTTTTTTTTAAATATTTATCTACAGTTCTTATAACATCTTGCTTTGATTTACCACTTGTTACAAATAAATCTAATCTTTTTGTACTTGCCATAATCTATCCCTTTTTATTTTTTCAATATTCTCAATCAAGTACACTTTAATTAAAGTGTACTT